CTTCCTTCTCCCCCACGCGCTGACTTGACCAATCAGACGATGGGCGAACCATTCCTGGTCCGTCTGGGGCCTCTGGACAGTGGTGCAAGCACCTGGGACTCTGTCACAGACCACCGTCGCGACTGGCTTCGCCACCAACCCCCCAACCTCCCGGCAGGCCCGGAAAAATCTCCTCCACCTGGGACGACTCGAGTTCAAGTCATTTTTGGTCGGCGTGTATGCAGGAACAAATACGTCCGCCCCCAGGATTGATTCAAAGCGCCGTTGAACGACGCGGCGCACCTCCCCCGCCTTCTCCCCAGCGCCGGCACAGTGTGCTGCCGACACCGCCAGGGCCCGCGACAAACGGCCCGACCGATACCCCATCTCAGTCTGCCCACGCTCTCGTCCCTTCAGGTAAAAGGACTTAGCGCGGACCACCCAGATCCCGCGAGGGATCCTCTTCCCCCTGGCGAGGAAGAAGGTGGAGTTTAGAGTGAGAACCCTCTCGTGGACGAGGGTTTTCGTGCGGGACACGGCCAGACCAAAGTGCGGGCACGTGGCAACCCATTGCTCTGATTCCGCCCGGGTGCAGCGGAAGACGACGTCGTCACCGTTGATCCTCAGCAGGCGGCCTTTGATAAGGTCTTGGGTTCGACGGGGGCCGAGGCCCCCGAAGACACCTGCGAGGTTCGTCAGGCAGAGCAGTGGGAAGGAGAGGTAGTTGCCCATCAGCTGTCCACTCTGCTGAGCAGTGGACGGCTGTCCTGGGAATTTCAGGTCAGCGACCGTCATAAATTCCGAGGCCAGTTCCCATATTGACGATGGGACCTGAGGGGCAGACCGGCGGAGGAGTTGGAGGAGGAACGAGGTGTTATGGAGATTGAATGAGTCTGTGGCAGACTCGTAATCTCCCGAGACGAACACCTCGTTCGGGTGGGCCTTGAAGGCCGAGAGGTTGTGGGGAGTGGGGGGGCCGCGCAGAACTGCGCCGGTACGAACAAGGGCATCGTACAGGCAGTTATGCAAAGGCAAGAGTTGTAGCGCCGCGTAGGACGCGATTGTCACAATTCTTGCCTTACCGGAGTCATCTAAGCACATGACTCGACGGTCGGCCGGGATGGGGAGGGGGGGGGACAAACCGAGACAGGACTCTCGGAACCGCACCGGGTTGAGCCCGCGGGCGCGGTTTTTGTCGGGGCTGACACGCTCCAGGTTCGAACTGAGGGATGGCACGGCTTGCTCCACGTAGGAGGAGTAGTTCCGCGCCCAGTTCTTGCCAAGGAGTGCCACCGCGCGGGATGCGGCGGCCTTGAAAGTGTCAGTGGAGGGGGGGGAGGGGGAACCCAGTTTGGCGGCGTACTCCGCTAGGACCTCACGTTCGGAGAACGTGCTTGGAAGGACCTTGCGGAACAGGAATGCGCTGCCCGCCTCAGAGACGGATACGCGGC